AATCATACTTCCGTTCAACGCGTCTTTGAGTCCATTGGGATTGTATACACAATGGCTGACAAGCTGTCCGAGAGTGTACCTTACATCTCGTATGAGGAAGTTGGATTCCTCAAACGGCGTTTCGCCACTCACGAGTTGTTCCCGGGAATGAAGGTGGCTCCCTTGGATAAGGAGTCCATCTATAAGATGTTGATCTACACAAACCCATCCAAGGATGTTTCTGAAGAGGAGCAGTTGGCGATGGCGATTTGTTCTGCGATGTCAGAGGCATTCTTCCATGGTCACGAGTTTTACCACCAGTTGGCAACTCTGATCGAAGATACTCCCAAGACACCAGAACTTGAGGCCCGTATGGAGCAGTTTCCAGCTCCGACGTGGAATCAGATGTATGAGAGGTTTCTTTCTGCCTCTCCAAAACACAGGGTTTTGTTGGTGAAACCCGAGCTTCAGGCTGAAGCCACACCAACCCTCAGTAGTAGTCACTGCCACTCGTCTGCACCGCAAGCACAGACAGAGTGGAGAATGGACTGCTGGGGCTCGACCACCATGGAGCGTTCCTCCGAAGAGTCCGATTGGACAGGGATTAGGTTGTCTCCCAAGAAGCCTGCTAGGCGTCGCCGTGTTGAGAAGAACCGTGACGTTGAAAATACACATCTCAGCAAACAAGTTAACTCTAACCCACAACATATCGAAGCAGCTGTCAGGCAAATGGCGCCTGCTGCTATCGAGTCAGCCATCAACAAAGTTCACACTAAGCAACTACGTTCACAGAAGCGGAAAGCTTGGAAGAATCGCATCGTAGCACAAGCCGATGTCCGTCCCGATACGGAAGGAAGTGTCACTACCATGCAACAAACGTACGCGTTCAAGGATGAGCCAATCTCTGTTCACGTGGATTTAGGCTCTAATCCCAATAGAGCAGCATCCACGATGGCTATGCCACAGAGTCTAGGCGAGTACTTTTCTCGCCCTCGTCTAGTCGATACGTTTACGTGGACTGAAGCGATGGGTACAGGTATCCAACGCACTATCCAACCATGGTCGGCGTATTTAGCTGATCCATCAATGAAAGAGAAAACTGGAGGTTTCGGTCTTATCCGAGGTAATCTCCATCTCAAGTTCACAGTAAACGGTTCTCCGTTTTACTATGGTGGTATGATGGCCGCCTACACTCCTCTATCTGGCTTTCGCACAGATACGGTGAGTGCGTCTACGAACCTGATGTTGGTTCAACAGTCACAAAAGCCACACGTCTGGCTAAATCCACAGAACACATCGACAGCAACTATGGTCTGCCCTTTTCTGTACCCATACCCAATGATGGAGACGACATTGGCGAATTACCAGAACATGGGCAAGGTAGATTTAACGGTGTATGTTGGTCTCAAAAGTGCTAATGGAGTCACTGGCTCTTCTGTGGATATCCAGACCTTTGCGTGGTTGGAGAACACAGAGTTGGCAGGTCCTACCAATCAACCTGTTGCCCAGTCTAGCATTGAGTACTCTGGAAATGGACAGATTAGCGGTCCTGCTTCCGCTGTTGCTAATGCCGCTAACAGCCTTTCAAAGGTCCCCATCATAGGACCGTATGCTAAGGCTACAGCTGGTGTTGCGAGCACAGTTGGTAAGGTGGCTAGTTTGTTTGGTTTCACAAACGTACCGAACATTAAGGACATTGAACCCATCAGACAACTCCCATTTGAGTTGGCATCTACCGAGGTATCAGCCCCTGTTAGTAAGCTATCATTACAGCCGAAACAGGAGATTGCCATAGGTTCGCAACAACATGGAGGAGATGGACACGATGATCTAGTGATCCAGCGTTTTGCAGGTCGCTCGTCATTTCTTGTTGGATCTCTGTGGCCGACAACATCTGTACCTGGAGACATCTTGTTCACGAGTTTTGTCACCCCACAGTTGTGGCAGACTAACGGTTCGAACGAAGTTGTGTTCCCACCAGCTGGTTATCTTACACAACTATTTCAGTACTGGCGTGGGTCTATGAAGTTCACGTTCAAGATGATCCGCTCCAAGTACCATAGAGGGCGCATTCAGATCTCATGGGATCGTTCAGCGGACAATCTCAATGAGGGAGCCTCCC